CGAGGGGGCGCCCGGTGCTGCGCGACGGGTCTATGAGTGGTCTCACATACCCTTATACGCCCTAGCGATAGTGCTTGGGAGGGCGGGTTTCCCCGCTCGTCCTCCCACCCTCCTGCATATAGCTTGTGACATCCTTAATTCCCAGATGGTTTCCAAATGGGTAACAGGAAGATCAGCTATAGCTTACACGCAGGATTCTCAGAAACCCTACACAGGAAGTATTGTTGATGTCTACTAAAACGTCAGTAGCCGGAAGTGGTGGTTACTACTACTACTCCGGAGGCTGGCATTTTAAGAGTTGGCAATACGTCAACCAGACCGACAGATTAATTTCTGTCGAACATCCTGGTTGGCGCAGCCAGTCCGACGGCGGGGGGCCATTTTTGTTGATTTCGACAAAACATGACATCTCACCAGGGACCATCAACAGACCGACTTGTATTGGTCAAGTGCCGTTGCCGACGATTGTTAATCAACCGTCGTATACTGCTCCGGTTAATCCCGGTGACAGTTACGGTAACTCAAAGGGAGCTACTGCTATTTCTAGAGTGCTTCCGACCAATCCTGCAGCTCAGCTTTCGACAGCTCTTGGAGAGCTTACAAAAGATGGGCTACCGTCGATCATCGGGTCATCCGCGTTCAAGGAACAGGTTCGAGTCGCACGCTCTGCGGGCGACGAGTATTTGAACTATGAATTTGGATGGCTGCCTCTTGTATCCGATCTCAAGAAGTTTGCCCATGCTGTGAAGCATAGGCATGAGATCATGCATGGATACTTGAAGTACTCCGACAAACAAATTCGGAGACGATATGACTTCCCTCCAGGCGGTGCCGGGCCAACGAGCCTATCTACTACCGGTTATCTGGATGCCCAGTTCGGGCTACCAGTTAACGTGTCGATGAATTTCGACAATAAGGTAGAGGAGTGGTTCTCTGGCAGTTTCCGGTACCATATTCCAACCCCAGATCAATCTAAATGGGGCTACTATCGGGCAGAGGCCAGCAAGATACTTGGCCTTGAACTTACACCCGAAGTAGTTTGGAATCTAGCACCCTGGAGTTGGGCCGTCGATTGGTTTACCAATACTGGAGATGTTATCCATAACATTTCCAGGCTTGGTAACGACGGCTTGGTGATGCGATACGGTTATCAAATGTACAAAAACGTATCGACACGTGATTATGTGTCCACCGGATTCAGCCCTAATACGGCTGGATACTCTTCCCACTATAGGAAGACCGAATCTGTGAAGATTCGGTGGCGGGCATCACCATACGGGTTCGGCATCACTTGGAATGGGCTTACAGACGCCCAGAAAGCGATTGTCGTAGCTCTGGGTTTATCCAGAGCGTTCTGAGATTCAAGGGGCTAGTAAAAGCTAGCTCCTCACTTCAACCGCCCACATACGTGGGAAGTCAAGGTAAGATAATGTTCGCTGATCCGCAATCTGTCACTATCGGCTCTGCGTTGAGTCTGCCCCGTATCGGGTCAGGTCTCAACTCAGGCGTCTTTCAGACGTCCGATGGTCTGGTGAAGTACGCTATTACCCATGTGAATGGGGCAAAGCGCAACCGCCACACCGCTCGGATCGATTTGTCGAAGGTTGCAGCTGATCCGCTCAATGCGGCCCAGAACCTGCGGTACAGCATGTCGTGTTACGTTGTACTCGACGTGCCTCCCGTGGGTTTCACGGTCACTGAGCAGATCAACATGCTTACCGGTCTTACCGGTAACATGGCTGCTTCAACCAACGCCAACTGGACTAAGTTTATTGGTGGCGAAAGCTAACCAATAGACGGTCCAGAGGACAGCATACGGAGGGGGGGCATAGAAATATGCCCTCCCTTTTAGCGAGCATTGACAGGATTACACACCCCCTATTAGGAGGAAGTATGAAAAGCCTGGAGCTGCTTTGGCGTTATGTAGCCGAAGAACTGGCTACATGGTGTCGCACCAGCACCACAGAGGACTACAAAAAGCTCCTCTGGCGATCAAACACCGAAAGCGTGTCGTTTTTGACGATTACGCTTCCGACCTTTGGAAAAGACTTCGAGAGATGTCTTGACCAAGGATTCATTGACCCTCTGGCGTTCCGTGGCTTTGCCAAGGTACACGCTGGTGCAATCCCTGCATTCTTGCAGGGTATGACCGGTCAAGTGTTCGATCGTGAAACTGGTAGGTTGCTCGATAAGCCGTCTACCACCGCAATTCAAGCCGTGCGTCAGCTCACGCTGATGTTTGGCAAGATGCGCATGGAATGCACTGAAGCTCGTAATGACGCTGCAGTGCGCGGTTACATCGAGTGTGAGAAGGAGGTGAGGGAGAATGATGAGAAAATTAGCATGGCGGCTCTTGACGAGCTGTCTGCTATGTCTTTTCTCATTTTCGGCAATGTGTTTGCTGAGATCGAGCGAAAGCTTGCCTCAGAAGACTTGTTACCGAAACATGGCCCAGGCAAAACCGCAGATCGTCTTGACGGAAACGCCAAATACGATGTGTCGGAATGGCCTGTTAGATTGAATCACAGCTTCCCTTGGGATAGCTATCTGATTCCTAATCCCAGGTATTCTGATACAGAAATGTATCAGGACCCTAAGAGGCCGGGCATTCACCTCCTCGAACCTGGAGAAGAGCGACCCGTAAGGGTTACTCTTGTTCCTAAGACGCTCAAGACACCAAGAATCATTGCAATAGAACCTACTAGCATGCAATATTGCCAGCAGGCCTTGCGCAGTGAATTCTATGACCTCTTGGAGGCGGAGTTTGTCAGCAATAAGTACTTCGCTGACGGTAAAAACGCCGCCTACAGGATGATCGGATTCACACACCAGGAGCCTAATCAGCGCCTGGCTAAGATGGGTTCCTTTTCAGGGGACCTAGCTACGCTAGATCTTAGCGAAGCATCCGATCGTGTCTCGAATCAGCATGTAATGGCTATGTTTTCAAGGTTTCCTACCTTAATGGTAGGGGTCCAAGATTGCAGATCCACGAAGGCTGATGTACCTGGCTACGGAATCATTCCGTTAGCCAAGTTCGCGTCGATGGGTTCAGCGCTTACGTTTCCCATGGAAGCGATGGTATTCCTTACCATCATCTTCCTAGGGGTGCAAGACGCGCTCAACCGAACCCTAACACGGGAAGATATACTTTCTTTCCGTGATTCGGTGCGTGTCTACGGGGATGATTTAATTATCCCAGTAGACTATGTGCAAGCCGTGATGGATCGCCTTGCCCTATACGGGTACAAGGTGAACCACTCAAAGTCTTTCTGGACAGGAATGTTCAGAGAGTCTTGTGGAAAGGAATTTTTCGCGGGCGTCGATGTTTCTATCGAACGCGTACGCATGGAATTCCCAACCTCACGGGCTGATGTTTCGGAGATCATCTCCCTTGTGTCACTAAGGAATCGCCTGTATATGGCGGGCTTTAGGGATACAGTGGAATGGCTGGATAAGCAGGTGGGAAACTTTCTCCCTTATTACCCACTTGTTAAACCAGAATCTCCTGTGTTGGGACGGTGGTCATGGTCTTTCTATTCTGAGAAACTATGTCACCTCCTGCATCGTCCCCTTGTAAAAGGGTACGTTGTAGTGTCCAAACCGCCGATCTCACCGATCAGTGGCCAGGGCGCCCTCATGAAGTGTTTGCTTTATAGGGGCTCCGAGCCTCTTGACAAGCGACATTTGGAACGTCAGGGACGTCCCCATGCCGTCGACATCAAGCTGGGGTGGTTCCCTCCCTTCTAGGAGGGGGGGCGGGACCTGCAACCATGCCGTATCTCAGGCTAACCCAAGTTCAATCGTATGGGTTAGCTTGTTGGCATGGGGTCCTAAG